TGCCGGGATATCGGGATAGGTCTGTGCCATTGGGAACCTCGTTCAGTAGCCTTCGGCCGACCAGCTCGCATTGCCGGCGACGGAAGCCTGAGTGTCTGGATTGATGAGCGAGAGCTGGAAGCCGGTGGTCGTGATCGTGCCGATCTGCGGGACGGCCAGGACGGCGCCACCCTTGAAAGTCGCCTGCACTTCCGGCGGTGCATTGAAGGACCGGGCAAAGGGAACAACGGTGCCGCCGATCGGCACGCTCACCGTTCCCCGGTCGCGGACATCGGGAACATCGATATTGAGCCAGGCTTCGGCCAGCGCCACGCGGCTGCCGGTCGTGCTTGGCGCTTCGAGGGCAAGACGCAGGAGTGCTCGGGCATATTCGTAGTCGCCCGGCGTGAGATCGCGGAACGGGCCGTAACCGAGCGGACGGCTCTCGGCGACCAGGGCCGCAAAACCTTCCGCGTCGAGCGCCGTCGTCCGAAAGACGAGATCGGCGATGGCCGCCTCGCTGGCCCGCAAGACGCGATCCAGAACTTCGATCTGTTCCGGGTCCAGGTGAACCACTGCGGCGGATACGCGATCGACGACCGAGAGCGCTTCGGCGATCTGGACGATGAAGCCGATCAGATCGCTGTAGGTCTCGGACAGCGCGAGGGACTGGCGCGCGTCCGGCTGGGCGATGGCGCGGCGTTCTTCCGTCAGCTCAAGGCTCGACAGGCTCGGCTTGATCGCGAACCGCTCTGACTGGTCGGCGAACGACACGGACTCCTGAGAATTCCGCTGTGCCGCTCCCACCCGCGCATCGATGACGCCGAACAACTCGGCGACGGCGCGAAGCATTCGCCGATCTGCGGCACCGCCGACCCCAAACGTCTCAACGGCTGGCGTCGGCAAGATCTGCTTCGGCGCGGCTTCGGCGATGGCGAAGGATTCCGCGACCTTCAGAACGAAGGCGATCAGATCGACATAGGTCTCGGCCATCGCCAGCACCTCGGCGCGGGCAGCGATCCCCGTCTGCTGGCGGGCGTCGCCGAATGCGAATGCATCAAGGCGAACCGCCAAAGGCTGCCGGGCTTCCAGCGCCGACAGAATCAACCCGTGGCTTTCGGTGGCGAAAAAGCTGGTCGCCGAGGCGTCGGCCCAGGCCTTGCCGCCTTCGGCGCTGTCCCAGGCGAAGGACGATCCGCTCCAGAGATAATCGGCGCCGGGCGTCGTGACGACTTCAACCGCCACGGCATCAGCTCATCGTGAAGGTGAAGCGCTGGGTCAGCGTGTCGTCCGCCCCCTTGTTGATCACGGCGAAGACCACGCGATCCAGCAGGGTGCCGTCAGCAGAAGCGTTGAGGACGCCGGCCTCGGTTATGGCGCCCGTCGCCTCGCCGGGATTGAAGGTCGCCTCGAACTGAAAGACCTTGGTGCCCACCGTGTGCGAGAAGGTCGCGGCCTTGCGTGCGATCTCGGTCTGCAGCGCCGTATTGCCAACCGCTGCGGCGGCAACACCGGTCCCGACCGCGATATGGCTCATGACACCAGGGCGCCCCGAGGATGCGCCGATTGCTTGTGCTACGAAGCTAAAGCCTGCGTCGACGATCAGGTTGTCTTTGACCCGCAGGATCGCTGTGCCGTCCGGCTTGATCAGCCGGGCTTCCATGCGTCCGTGCAGGCAAAAGCGGTCTCCTTCCGCCTTCCGGCCCAGCAGGGCCAGAAGGTCGGCAATGCCGATCTTCATGATGTTCTCCTATGCGGGGTGAAGCTGCGCGCCGGTGAAAGCGCCAAGGGGAGCAAAGGGCTCGGCACCCGACGCGATGACGCCCGTCTGGATCGAGGCGGCGAACAAACGGCGCATGGTTGGCGTCTGGCAGATCCCGAAGGTCACGAGATCGCCGGCGCGGCGAACGAGCGAGGCGACCACCCTGCGTCCCTGGTCATCTTCCAGGGCGAACGCGCCAATGTCGGGCGACCAGATCAGGCGCAAGGTCCCGGCCGTACCGGTGAGTGCGAGATAGACGATCGGCTCGTCGAGCAGCGTGTCGAGCCGAACATCGAAGGTGGTCGAGAACTCCGAGGGGATGTTCACCGGCCACGCCGCGTTGGTGCCACCGCCGACCTTCAATCCCTGATCGAAGCGCGCCGACGCATAGCCAAGATTTGCCGCTTGAGTCGCTGCCATGCCTTTGACGCCCGTCACATTGCCGGCCAGCCGGAAGCCTTCGATCAGGTCGTTGGCGAGCGAAGCCTCGACCGCGATCTGCGTGCGCACCGTTGCCCCGTCGACGTCGCCCAGCGGCAGCCAGGCGGATGCGGCCTCCGCGTCGTCCCAGCGGAAGGCAGCCACATCCCAGGTCAGGTCGTCGGCAGGTACTGTGGCAATGCGCGCTTCCAGCCAGTTACGCGCCCGCCACGTCCGACCGAGATCGACCGGGAAGACATACTCGCCACGCGGCAGGTTGGCGCCGCCGGTGCGCGCGAGCGCCAGAAGATTGCCGCCGATCACTTCCATGCCCTGGGTCACGCCCGCCCAGTTCAGCGCCTGGCGGTCGCTGGTCAGGATGGCGTTGCGCCCGGTGAGTGGTGCGAGCCGCGTGGTGGCATAGGCGGCCGTGTCGCTGTAGAGGCCCGCAGGCGACACCGCCTTGATCCAGAACGTCTCATCCGTGGCGTCGCGGATCGGCCACAGCGCCACAAGGTGGTTGCCGGCCGCCCGGCCGACGAAGCGCCCGGTGCCCCAGGTGAGCCCGGCCCGCAGCTCGTATTCGACACCGCTGCCCTCGACCGGCTCCCAGGAAGCCCTCACGTGATCGCCCTGCGGCACCACGTCGAACGCCGTCACGCCATCCGGTGGCGAGACGGCAGCCGAGACACTCGACGCCGTCGGGCTCAGCAATCCCACTTCGTCGATCGCCTTGATGTGGAAGACACGCTCGGCGGCATCGGCGAGTGCAACGAACAGTGTGGTTCCACGATGCCGGGTGGTGACGACCGTCCCGGCATCCCAAGAGGCGCCATCGCGGATTTCGTAGCCGACGAGGTCGAGCGCGGAGACCGGCTCCCAACCGAGCTGCACCCCGTCCGCGCGGCGCTCGGCGGCAAAGCCCACGACTGCCGGCGGGGGTGTCGTCCGGCCCACGACCAGATGCCCGGCGATTTCCGTCCAATCCGACGCGATCCCGGTGCGGCTGACGAAGCGTAGGCGTAGATCGTAGGTGACGCCGTCCTCGACCGGCTGCACGCCGACCACCAGCGTATCGGCTGGCTGGGTGGGCACGGCAGACCAAGGGCTGCTGCTCCCCGATTGGCGGTAGCGGATTTCGATCCCGTCGGGCGGATTGAGAGCGTCGGACGTCGGCGGATAGAGACGCACAACGATACGCGGGCTCGATCGGCCGTCCGGGCCTCGCACCAGCACGGTCTCGTCCGACACCACCGACCAGACGACCGGCACCGGCGGGCGGACCAGTTCGATCTGCGCCGGACGCGTGATGTAGCTGTCGAAGGGCGGGACCGATCCGGTGTCGGCCTCATGCACGCCGGGGGCGGCCGGGATCAGGATCAGCTTGGCCGAAAGGTTCGGGCCCGGCTCGATGCCCTTCACCAGCATGGGGGCGGCCTCGCGGCCCGATTCCCCGAACTGGAACAGGTCGCCCGGCTCCGGCGCCAGGCTTTCCGGCAGCGCCGTCGCAAGAGTTACATCGCGGCTGTCCCCCGGTGCGGTAACCAAGGGCAGGACCTGACTGGCGCCGTCAGCACGCCGGACCCGCAACGCATAAGTCTTGCCGGCCGCCATGGGGGCCAGCTCGTCGAGCCGCAGGCCGGTCACCATGTCGTCCGTGACGATCAGGCCTTTGACCCGGCCCCATGCCAATCCGACCAGGATGACGTCATGGGCAAACATGACGAGATCGCCATCGGTCGCCCGCAGCGCCTCGACATCCTGGTGGACCTCGTGGGTCTCGGGACGAAGCCGCCCGACTGCGAGATGGTAGCGCCCCTCCCGCCACGCCTGCGCGGAGCGGATACAAGCCATCATGTCGACGGTCTCGAAGCGCTCGGCGTTCGCAGCATTGTAGCCATCGGCATAGACGATGCGCTCGTCCTCCTGCCAGTCCTTCTCGGGATTGACGAAGCGGACTTTCAGGGCGTGCGGCAGATCGATGAACTGCTTGCGGCCGGTGTAGTTGAAGGAGTTGCGCGGCGTGATGTGCAACACCGGCACGCTCTGCGGCACATCGCGCACGACCGAATGTTTGCCATCGCGGATGCCGTAGCGCGCCCGCGCATGGCCCGCGATATCGCGCAGCGCCTCGACCACGGAGCCCCCTTCGACCACACCATCAAAGGTCCATTTCGGTTGACCATCCTGCACAACGGCATCGCAGGCTTGGGCCCATGCGCGGATCGCGGCCAAGTCGATGCGCTCATCGCTCATCAACCGCGCGCTGCCACGCCGGCGCAGGATGTCGCAATAGGCCCAGGCGGGATTGCGCGAGAGCTGCCAGGACCAGGCAGCGCCATCCCAGATTTCGAGATAAGACGACGTCAGGCAGCTGATCTGCTGCAGCTGGTTGTTGATCTGCTCATAGGCCTTGAGCCGCAACGCTACCATGGCGAGCCCGCTCATCGTCACCGGTGGATCGTTGGTGATCGAGCGCAATGCCGAGAGTGTGGCACTGTCGATCAAACGCGGACCGGTTGCGTCAGCCGTCGTTCGACGCAGCCGCACTTCATATTGGCCGGCTTCCGGCAGGTCGAAACGCCCGCCACGCCGCACCGGCGGCGACGACGCCTCCGTGATCGTGATCTTGCCGGCCGTCTCGAAGCCCGCATCGCCGCCCGACTTCCAGGGGATGGCGCTCCAGGCATCGTTCCCGACCGCGCGATACTCGGCGTCGAACTCGACGGTCGCGTTCGAGCGCCCGCCCTGGTCGTTGTAGAAGGCGAGCCCGCGATCGAAGGAGATATCGAGGTTGATTTCGCGCGCACCGGGACGCGAGGTGATCGTGCGCCAGCCACCAGTCGCTGTGAGTGCAATGGAAAGCGGGTCTTCCTCGATACGCTGGGTATAGAGCGTGATCGGCGCGTCGTTCTCCCAGCCCTCGCGGATTTCGACCTCGGCGCCGTCGAAGGCCGAGATCGGCGTCGCGCCGACGCGGATATCCTCGATCTTGAGGGGGCCATAGCCGACCAGCAGCAGGAGCCGCATATAGCGCTCGTTGCCGACCGTCTCGGTATAGGGCTTGGCCGCCAGGACCGGGAACAGACGCCGTGTTCCGTAGACGCGCGGGATCGCGCCGTAGGGATTGAGCCGGTTGGACGTCCCCGTGATCGCATAGGCGGGCGCCGACAGACCGGTGGCTTCCGCTCCCCGTACTGCGGGACTAGGTGTGGGCGCGATGGCATTGACGAGGAGCGAGCCGACCATGGTGATGGCGCCCGCGATGACGAGCTTGGTAAGCCCCATCGCCGTGAAGACTCCGGCCGCATTGACCGCTGCGACCTCGACCCCGAACAGGGCGGCTGTCAGCGCCGGTGCCGCCCATGCCGCGAAGGCAATGACCGCGATGGCGCCGATGATGGCGAGCGGGTTCTTCCCACCCACGCCCCCGCCGCCGCCCAGCGCGTTGACCCGCACGAAAAGCCGCGCATTGGGTTTAGGGCGCACCCGTGCCCACCAGTGGCGCGGCACTTCCTCGTCGTCGACGAAGACCTGCAGGTAGGGCCAGTAGCGCTGCGGCAGGTCGGAGGCTTCGAGCATCTGCGCGAGGCTCAAGCCCGCCGGAGAAAACCGCTCCTCCCGATCCGTCGAGAAAGGGCGTGCCACCAGTGTCCAGCGGATCGGCGTCTCGATCTGCAATCCATCAAGCGGCATGGCGGTAAAACCCGAGCAAGCGACGCTCCCAGCGGGAGCCCGCGTCGAAGCGCTCAATGACGCTGTCGCAGTCCTTTTCGATATGGAGCATCCAGCCGGACACCACGACGACGCCGACATGGATGGGCCGGCCCATGACCCGCAGCAGTACGCCGTCACCCGGCCTCTCGCTGCCCTTGGGGACGGGTGTCCAAAGCCGGATGCGTTCGTCCATCAGGGCGGCAAGTAGATCGCGGTCGTGGCCTGGCCGGTAAGCGATGCCCTCGTATTCGGGGATAGCACCGCCGAAGCGTTCGTTGATCACGAGGCGGAGCAGGCCATAGCAGTCGAGGCCCTGCCGGTCGCGCCCGCCTTCCTTGAAAGGCAGGCCGACATACGTGCTGGCCCAATCAGGAAGCTGCGACATCAGAATGCCCCCGGAAAACGCGCAGGCGTCATCTGCTCGCAGACCGGCTCGGAGAGAATGTCCTCGTATACGAGGTCGCCGGAGATCTCGCCCGCATCCCAGGTCACGTTGCGCAGCCGCATCCCGGCATATTCGACCTCGATCACATCGGGCTGGTCGGCGAGCACGACCCGCAGCGTGACGCTCGGCGGCTCGGCGATGGTGCGCACCTCGTCGACGATCAGCCGCTCGGTATTGTCGATCCGGATCCGGGCGATCATCGGCCGGTCCTGGCTTTCAGGCGGGAGCTCTACCTCGAAGGGATAGCCGATGAAGGTCCAGCCCTGATGCACGACATCGACATTGTCGTTGACGACGCGGATCGGCGTACTGAGACCGGTCGCGGTGATCTCCAGAAGCACCTGCCAGACCTTGTCGGTCGCTTGCGAATGCCCGGCCCGCGTCGCCGCAGGCGAAATCGTCCTCACGGCATCTGCTCCAGTTTCAACGAGACCGAGAAAAGAACTGCCGTGGCGGCCGAGATGTGGGGCGCCTCCATGAATCGGTACTCCGCAACACCGCCTTCGCGCGGATGCACCCAATCGAACGGCAGCGCGCCGCCACCGGTCGTGTCTTCATAGAAGCTCCGCAGCACCGCCACTTGTGCTGCGGTCATCCGAAATGTCACCTCGATCTGACGTGGAGCCGCC